GGGCGTTCTAATCAACAAATTATTGGAATATTTAACCCTATTAGTGAGGAACATTGGATTAAAGTAAATGTTTTTGATAAAGAAAATCTAACCGAAATACCAACTAATATATCAGGTAAATGGATAAATGACTTAGGTAATACAGTCATATTAAAAACCAACTATTTAGATAATATATTTATTGTTGGTAAATGGGCAGTTGATAAGAATGGTAAGTTGGTGCAAATAGGAGGCTATATTGACCAGCACACAATTGATGATTTTGAAAAGGATAAATTACAGGACTATGCTTACTACCTTGTTTATGGTTTAGGTAATTGGGGCAAAATTAGAACGGGAGGCGAGTTTTGGAAGGACTTTAATGCTAACAAACACATCCAAAATGTTAAATACAACCCCGAACTACCTTTATTTATTTGGTGGGACGAGAACGTTAATCCTTATCTTACTTGTTTAGTGTTTCAAATACAAGGCAAAAAAGCCATTCAAATAGATGAGATTTGTTTAGAAGACCCACGAAACCGAATAAAGCACGTTTGCGCTGAATTTAGGCAACGTTATCCGCAGGCTGGTGTTAAGGGTTTGTTTGTTGGGGGTGATAGGACAAGTTGGAAGGAGGATAGCAAAAAAGAGAAAGGTGAAAACTTCTTCACGGATATTCTACACCAATTAAGTGATTATAAGCCATCGTTAAGACTTCAATCTGTTAATCCAAGTATTGTGTTAAGTGGAGCGTTTATAAACGAAATATGGGCAAGGAATGAACAGGGAATTGAGTTAATAATAGGGGCTAATTGTAAAAAATCTTTACACGATTATCAATATGCCTTAGAGGATAGCGATGGTACTTTAAAGAAGTCTAAAAAAGTTCATCCAGTTACTAAAGTTAGTTTTGAGGAGTTTGGGCATCCAAGTGATGCTTTACGATATTTTGTTACAGTAAATTTTGCTAATGAGTATCACAAGTATTTAGCAGGTGGTAAAACTGTTAAAATATCAGTAGGTAAAACAAAACATAAACATTTGTATTAAATTTATTTTTTTATTACAAATAATTAGTTTATATTTGTATAAGTTCGTTAAAAAGGAAAACCCCCCCAACCAGAATTAACTGCGTTGAGGGTACACAACCACTACCCTTGCGGAGTGTTGTCGTCCTTCCGTTGTAAGCGGACTATATGCGAGAAACCCAATAAAGACCAGCTACTACTGGTCTTTCGGTTTTAAGAACACCCGAACAACTGAGTAGGTTTAAATTTTCGTCTACACCACATATTGCAGGATGTGGTTTTTTGTTTTTTTAACATAAAAGCCCCATATTTCTATGAGGCTTTTAGTTTTTGTGGGTGAAGGAGAAAAAAAGGCTTAAAAGCCAATTTAACTCCTCCCTTCCACAGCCTGTCAAACGTGTCCTCTCAATCTTAAGAAGTGAATACAAATGTAAACAATATTTCTTAAATAATAATACTAACGTAAAAACTTTTTTATGTCATTTCTTTTTTTAAATTAGCGCAATGGCTTATTTACGATATTATGACTATTTAAAAGCAATTCAAGATGTTAATATCCAACAGATAATTAACCAAGACGATAGCATTCGCCTTACTGCCGAAGCAGAAGCACAAGCCGAAGTTATAAGCTATTTAGTACAAAAGTACGACATACAAAAAGAATTTACTGATACTACAATTTGGAACCCAGCAACTACTTATTATGGCAACAATTTAGTTGAGTTAAACTATGCCGATTATGTGCCATCAAAATCATACGTTATTGATGACTTATGCACACAGTTAGGTAATTGTTATATTTGCACAGCTAATACAACAGGCGTTTTTGACCCTACTAAATGGACTTTATTAGGTAAAAAGTTTGATTTGTTTTACATTAAACTACCTTACAAGGAATTTTATTATAAATCGCTTTACAATGTTGGTGACCAAGTATGGTGGAAAAATAAAACTTACACAGCCTTAAAAGCATCACAAACACTAACACACGATACAGCTTTGCAATATGCAGAAACCAACTCTATTCCGGGTGTTAACGTTTTTCCTGATGACACAAAAGATGGTTTAGTTTATTGGGGTAATGGTGTTAATTATTCAGTTACAGCAGGAACATTACCAACAGACACAACAAAATGGACTAAGGGTGATAACCGGTCCGTTCAAATAGTTCAAAAGGTAGTTGATATTTGTTTATTCCACTTACATAGCAGAATAGCACCCCGAAATATACCAGCATTAAGAGAAAACCGTTATAAAATGGCTATTGATTGGTTGCAAATGGCAGGGCAAGGACAAATAACAGCAGACATTCCGTTGTTACAACCTAAAACAGATGGTCGTATTCGTTGGGGTAGTCAAGTTAAACGCATAAACGATTATTAATGGCAAAGCAAAACATATTTAAGTCAATAACTAATTACTTCTTTCCCACTACTGGATTGGGCAATGCCAATGGTACATATCGCACTAATAACGCTAAAAACCCAACTAATTACTTAGCTAAAGTACAATTCCAACGTTTAAGGATTGACATTCAAGCGTGGCGTGATGCTGTTAGTGAGGCAGAACAAGCCTTTTATCCTCACCGTGTTAAAATGCAACGTATCTACCAAGATACTATTTTAAACGGTCAAGTTACAGCAGCAATGCAAAAACGTAAAAACTTAGTATTATTAAAAAACTTTGCTTTTTATGATAAAGAGGGGATCGAAAATGTAGAGGCATCAAAAATACTCAACTCACAATGGTTTAAACAATTAGTAGAATACTGCTTAGACGCTAAATGGTTTGGTTACTCTTTAATTTCATTTGGCGATGTTGTTGATAATGCTTTACCAAAAGTAGATATTATTAAGCGTTGGCACGTTAGCCCCGATAGACTTAATTTAGTTAGTTATATTTATTCGTTAAGCGGTATAAACTTTATGGATGAATCAGAGAAAGATGATAACGGAGTAAGTTATGCCGATTGGATGCTTTATATAGATACTAAAAACGAAACGGGGGCAAGTCCCTGTGGTTATGGCATTTTATATAAATTAGCACTATATGAGATTTATATCCGCAATAATATGGGATATAATGCCACAGCTTTAGAATTATTCGGGCAACCTATACGTGTTGGAACTACTGCAAAAACAGATGAGTATGAGCGTGCTGAGTTTGCTTCTGCCCTTCAAAACATGGGTAGCAATAATTGGTTGCTAAAAGATTCTTCTGATGAATTAGAAATAATTGCAGGGACTACCGGAGCAGGTAAAAATCAAGGTTTTGATAACTTTGAGGAACGTATGCTAAAAATGATTAATAAAATTGTTTTTGGACATAGTGATGCAATGGAACAAGTGGCAGGTAAGTTAGGTGCTGAGGATGCAAGTGCTGAAAGTATTGAGGCTACAGAGAAAACGGATATTGCATGGATTGAAAATTTAGTTAACGACGTGGTTATACCCAAATTACTAAAAATTGGTATTAATATTCCGGTTGGTTTGCGTTTTGGTGTTGCTAACAATAAAGAGAAATTTGAAAGTGAAGAAAGAGAAATTAAATTGCAAAAAGATTATAGCGAGATTGCTTCAATTATGGCAAATGCAGGTTTGCAAATGTCGGCTGAATACTTTGAAGAAAAAACAGGCATCCCTGCTAAAGAAGTCGAACCGGCATCAAAATTCACAGCAAGTACAGTAAAAAAATTAGAAAACCTTTATAAATAGTGTTAGGTTTAACTGATAAAGAAATAAATGAAATCCTCCGTAAAATTTACGAGGGGGGTTACACTATTTCTATGTTGCCTAAAAAATTATATTATCGTACAGCTAAACAATTACTAAAGGCATTAAAAGAGGGTATAGGTAAAGACAAACTAGATGCGGTGTTCTTAAACGAGCTTAAAACAAATATTTGGTTATTTAGTGCCGCTAAGACCTACACTCAAATAAAAGATATTCAAACATTGGTTACTAAGGATAAACAATTAGTCCCTTATAGTGAGTATAAAAAATTAGCCCGTGAAAGGTTTGATGTTTACAATAATAGCTATTTAAAAACGGAATATGACACTACAATAGGACAAGTTCAAAACGCTGTTAAATGGAAGGATATTGAAGCTACAAAAGATTTATTTCCTTACTTACGTTACAATGCCGTAATTGATAGCCATACAAGTGAAATTTGCCGACCATTACACGGCATTACTTTACCAGTTGGTGATAAGTTTTGGTCTAAATTTATGCCTTTAAATCACTTTAATTGTCGTTGTTTGGTTGAAAAGATTGATAAATACGAAGATGTAAATTTAACAAAACAAAGTAAAGTCGATAGGGTAAGCGGTGAAGTTGATAAAGAAATGCAACCATTATTTAAAAGTAATGTAGGCAAAACAGGTGAGGTGTTTGATAAATCACACCCTTATTTTGATGTGCCAAAAGAGGATAAAGGATTGGCAAAAAGGAATTTTAATTTACCAATAGAATAATTAAATTTGTGGTATGAATAATAATCCAAACGCATACAGTCACGGTTACGAAAAGACCGGAATATTAGGAGTAGATATGGTTGCTGCCGCCGTAACTCATTATAAAAATGATTACTGGTTACGTTACCAAAAACCTATAAAAACCGTTTATTTAACTAATGAATTGTATAATCAATTTACCTCATGGGTACGCAGAAACCAAACAGAGGAACAGGCTGACAGAAGTGAGCAAGTTTATATGTTTGAAGGTGTTGAGGTTAAGAAAGGCAGTTGGTTAATGGATAAGGTTTATTTTGATTTTTACGATACAACAATACCTGAGGCATAATGGCAGTACATAGCACATTCAGTAGCGCATTTAAGGTACTTTATCGTAAAATAGATAAGGTTAAATCTGACTTGCCTACTGTTTTGGCTAATGAGGGTACTAAGTTTTTTGTAAACACGTTTAATCAACAAGGTTTTACCGATAATACATTTAAGGCGTGGAAGCCTCGTAAATTGGTAAAGGGTAGATTAAAGAATACTAATAGAAAAATATTAGTTAAGACAGGACGTTTACGTAGGGCTGTAAATAATAGTGTTAAAGAAAAATCATTTAAGCGTATTGTTTGGAGAGTTAATAAAAGTGAAGTCCCTTATGCTGAATATCAAAACTTTGGTGATAAATATTTGCCTCAACGTAAATTTATGGGAGAAAGTAAAAGATTAAATTCAATATTTAAAAAGAAAATTTACACGGCTTTTAAGTCAATAAAATGAAACAACTGTTTTTAGATATAAAAGCGCATTTATTAGCTCAAGTTCCTGAGTTGGCATTTATTCAAATGTTCAACAATCAATTTGAGTTAATAGAAAGTCAAGAAACTTATTCTTTTCCTTTTCCGTGTTGTTTTATTGAGTTTTTAGCTGATAATCCTGTTCAACAAATGGGTAACGGTGTACAAATATACGACCCTTTAACTGTTCGTATTCATATAGGACACGATTTTTATAATGCTATTGATGGTACACAAGAACAAGATTTAGAGGTGTTTGATTTAAAACAAAAGGTGTTTAAGGCATTAAATAAGTTTGAGCCAAACGGTGCTACTGTTTTTATTCGATTTAGCGAAACACAAGACACAAACCACACAAACGTTTATCACTTTATACAAGATTATAAAACTAATTATGTTGATTGGGATAGAAGTGAGCCGATTAATCCAACAGCATCAACTCCACCAATCACACTAACAATTAACCATACTCCGTAATGACACCTCGTAAAATAGCAGACATACAAGCACAAATTTTAGCTGAAAAGGCGGCACAACCATCATTAAGTGGATTAACAAGTCCATCCCAAACTGCCATTTATAACCTATGGGCTTATATTGTGGCGGTTGCCATCTCATTAACAGAAAATGTTGTTGCTATATTTCAAACCGAAATTGAAACAACAGTTAGTAAGGCAGCAGTTGGTAGTGATGCTTGGTTAAAATCAAAGGTTTTAGAGTTTCAATATGATTCAACTACACCACAAGTATTAACACTTGTCGATTTTGTGCCTCAATACCCTATAATTAACCCTGATTTAAGAATTATAACAAGGGCTTCAGTTAAAACATTAGGTTCAAAAATAGCAGTTGTAAAAGTGGCTAAAAGTGAGCCACCAGTTGCTTTATCTGCACCCGAATTAGCATCTTTACAATCTTACCTAACAAATGGTGGTGATGGCACTTATGCAGGACGTGGCGTTGGTTTTGGCTTTGCTGGTGTGCAAATAAACGCTGTTAGTTTAGCAAGTGATAAACTTTATTTTAAGGCTAATATTTATTATAACGGTCAATATTCTGCAGTAATTCAAACAACGGTTGTTACAGCAATAGAGAATTATTTAAAAAACATTGATTTTGATGGCAACGTAAAACTATTATCATTAATCGATTATATTCAAAGTGTGCCGGGCGTTATTGATATAAAATTAGAGGATGTTGCAATGAGAGCAGATTCAACGGCATTTGGAAGTAAAACTTATTTAGTTAGTGGTTTTACTGAAATTTACAGCACCTACCCAACTTTTGCAGGTTATATTGTAGGTGAAACAACAGTAAGTAATACATTAAATGATACAATAACATATATTGCGATATAATGAGTATTTACGACATAAACTATGCCTTAGCTTGGAGTAACTTACTACCAACTACCAAACGCAAAACAAAAATGTTGGCGTGGGGTACGGCATTATTAAAACCTTTGCAATGGCTAAGGGATTTATTTTTTGGTGATTATGCCGATGGTGCTAGTTATGCTTTATGGGCTTACTTTGTTTATTATAATCAAGGTGATAGAGTTGTTGGGTTAAATAAACGTGTTTATGAGGCTTTAATTGCTACGCCACCATTTCCATCTGCTTTTTTTCCTGACACTAATAACACAACATATTGGATTGAGGTAACTGATAATTTTATAGGGGTAAGAGAAAGGGCAAAGTATAATTCGGAAATAATAGTACTTGAATACGCTTTAAATAAATGGTATAGAGTGCCAACATCCGACCCGCAAATTTACATAGCTAATAACAATGTAGCATCAGGGTTTTTAATGGGTGCATCAAGTGCAACAAGTTCCGTTATGGCTGCAGATAGTTATTATAGCACTAGTTATATGGGATTAACATATACGCCAGTAGCGTATGATTTTACAGTATTTGTGCCAGTTGTTTTATTCGCAACATTAGGCTCAACATTAGCAAATAGAGAAAACAATGTCCGTTCATTTGTGGATAAATACAAGTTGGCTGGACTTCAATACGATATTCAAACATTCTAAAAAATAAGATATGGCAAATAATATAGATACATCAGCAATAGTAGACCCAACAAAACAACAACCGTTTTTAGGGGGTAGTTTAGCATTTTTACAAGCAGGAAACACGGAAATAGTAAAGGGAATAGCTATTGCTTTAATGGGTTCAGCAAATTACGCATTAAGTAGTACTAAGGTAATAATACTAAGTGGCTGTAATTGGAACGCAGGAACTACAATTATATTTGAAGGATTAGTTTTTTATAATCAAGAGATATACTATTTTCCGGGTGCTAACATTAGCGGATATGCAAATGTTCCAGTATTCCAAACAGATTTTACAAACCCAAGCCCTGACCCTATAACGTTTAGTGATGGCTCAACAGGAAACGTACATAACCAAAGACGTTTAAAGGTAGTTGATGCGGTAAGTGGAACAGGTTTGTGTGATGTAAAAGATGCTATTTATATAAGCCAAAACAATGGTACTACTATAAGTTTGTCGAATTTCGCTGCTGTTGGTGGAGCTTTAGCAGCTTTACCGGGAGCAACATACACAACACCAAAAAGCATAACAGGGTTAAAACGTAAATTTAAAATTAAAGTTTATGGTTTAGCTGATTTTACAGTTACCGGAACTAATACAGAAGGTTGGAATATTGATTTATACAACTCAACAACTTCAACCGTTTTAACAGCTAGTTCTTTTAGTATATCAACAACACTAACAGGAGGTCAGTCAATAGCTCAAAGCGGTGTTTTATGTGCTGAGTACAAAGGTAGTTTTGAGGGTAATACTACTATAATAGCAAGAATTCAAGGTACAAATGGAAACTACATAAATTCATTTTTTGTAGTAGAGGAATACCATTAATCAATAATAAAAATCTTTTTACGAGTACCACGATAATAAGCAACTAAGGGTGTATTATAAATCTTTGTTGTTTCCTTACAATCAAAAGTGTAATACTCTGTATTTATGCGCCTATCCTCAAAAACATAAACTAAACTATCAATGTTTAAAGGCAATGAAACGGAGTTTGTTGAATCTTGCGCCTTTGCAAAAAGGGTTAAAAAGATTAGTGTTATTAGTAGTTTCATCGGTGTGGTTTTTTACGTTGTTCTTCTGTTAATTCATCATACATTTTAAGTAACTTTTTTTGCTCTTCTTCTGGCATTGAATTGTAGTGTTTTGAAACTATTAACCGACACGTTAGCGATACGGTTTGAGTGCAACCCTTAAATAGTTTATTAAACACGTTTTTAGGCAGGTTTACATCTACCCTATGTTCAAGCCAATTGAGTTTCAGCATACTTTAAAATTATATTTCTTAAATGGGTAGCTTTTTTATTACCATTAATATAACAGTCGGCAATAAACATCTTGTAATAGCGTGGGGTGAAGTAAACTATTATTTGTTTCATTGCCCAAATATAAACATTTTACTAACGTAAACTAACGTAAAGCAAAACTTTTTTGTTAAATTTTTTAAACCTTTACAAAGTGGAATTATTGTACACTATAGATGCCAATGCCGAAGTTCCTATAATGCTTATAGACACCCACATAGGGCAAAGCGAAGAGGATGGCGATGGTATTTTAGGCGATAAGTTTTCACGAGAATTAATGTTCCTTGACACTCTTAACAAACCTTTAATTCAAATTTGGATTAATTCTCCGGGTGGTGTTGTAACAGATGGACAGCAAATTTTTAATACTATTTTAAAAACAAAAACTAAAGTCGATACACATAACGTTGGAATGTGCGCCTCAATTGCTTTACCAATATTCTTAGCGGGTCGTAACCGTTATATGATGGATAATGCAACAGCAATGATGCACCCTGTTAGTGGTGGTGATGAGCAAAGTAGAAAAGTGTTTGAAGATGTTGTAAATTCAATGTTATCAACTCGTTCTTTTTTAACGCCTGAGAAAATTAAACAAATGATGGATGCTACAACTTGGTTAAATGCCGATGATTGTAAAAATTTAGGTTTATGCGAGGTTGAATATTCAAACACAATGAATATGCCACGTAAAGGGAGTGTAAAAGAGGTATATGAAACTTATAAAAACGTAGTAAATAAATTAATCGATTCAAAAAAAACAACGATAATGAAGCAAGTAACAAACAAATTAAATCTTAACGAAGCAGCTAATGAAGCGGCTATCGTTGAAGCTATTACAGCTATTGAAAATAAAGTAGCTGATAAAACAAACGAGCTTAATGAGTTAAAGGCTAAGTTGGATAAAATCTCTGAAAATAAAAAAGATTTAGAGGATAAGTACAACAACCTTTGTAACGAAATGGAAGAAGCGAATAAAAACAAAATCGCTGAAAATAAATTAGCTGCTGAAAACAAAGCAAAAGATTTAATTACTAATGCCGTAAAGGTTGGTAAAATTAAAAACGATGCTAAAATTATTGAAACTTGGAACGCTCAAGCAATTGCAAACTTTGAAGCAACTGAAACTATTTTAAATAGCATGACAGCTACTATTAAAGCTCCAATTATTAATGTTGCAACAGATGTTAACGAAAAAGCATTATCAAATGTTGTAATTAACAAAATGGTTGAAATTCAAAATAAATTAAACTCTTAAAAAATAAAAAACAAATAACATGGCAGAAGCATTAGACATACAAGACACATCATGGAGTGGCCCAGCCGCATCATATATGTACACTCGTGCAGTAGTTAGCGCAGATACAATTGAAAAAGGTTGTATTTGGGTTGAAGATGGCATCCGTAAACAAAAAACAATCCCACGTATTGAGGTTTCTGACTTCATGCAAAAACGTCAAGCTACACCAGTTAGCAAAGGAAAAGTTGTTGTTGATGGTGCTGTATTAGTTCCGCAAGATGCAATGTTGTATTATGAGTTTAATCCACGTGATTATGAAGCGCATTTTTACGCTGAGCAATTAGCCCCTAAGTTATTAGGTCGTGAGTTACCAACTACGCCTGAGAACTTTATGGTTATGCAAACAATGAAGCGTTTAAATGAGTTTTGGGAAACTTCAATTTGGCGTTCACGTATTCAATACGACCCAACTGGTGCAGCAGTATTACCAAGTGCTAAAGGTGAGCCAGCAAGTGGTAGCCCATTGTATGATTCTGATGGTACTCCAGCAGCATTTTACTTTGATGGTTTAATCAAAAAAGCGTTAGATAACGCAAATACTATTTCTGTACCAATTCCTGCTACTTTAGTTTCAGGTACTGCTGGTGGTGGTCAAGAAAATATCGGTGATGCTTTAAACCGTTGTTTAAAATTAGTACCTAAAGCGTTATTGTTCCGTTATGGTAAAATGGGATTAAAATTCCAAGTATCATATAACACTAAATTAGTGTATGATGAGTTTTTAACAACAACTACTGTTTATAAAAACAACGATACTACTGAAACAAGTATTAGCCGTTACAAAGGATATGAGTTAGTTCCTTTAGCTGGTATGCCTGACGATACAATTGTTGTGGCACTTGCTAAACCGGATGTTGATTCTAACCAATGGTTAGGTTTAAACTCAACCGAAGATAATATGTTGCAATTACAACGTTTACAAAACAACTCAGAATTGTTCTTTGTAAAAGGATTGTTTAAAATCGACACGCAAATCGGATTTGCTGACCAATTAGTATTATATACAAAATTAACAGCGTAATTATTAACTAAAAAATAAGAAAGAAAATGAAAAAAATAATTTTAATAGCAATTTTAGGTTTATTTGCCTCTTGCGCAGTAGCCCAAGTAACAAGCCCTCGTTTTGGTACAACTAAAAACGATGATAATACTGGACGTGTTCTAACCTATGCAATTGTAACAACAACTGATGTTACTGCCGCTACTTTAGACACTATTTTATTAACTCCTAATGCATACGAAACTTTGGTTTGTATGAAAACAGGAACAGCAATTACAAATTTAGCTGATTCGGTTTGTTATAAATTTTCTAGTAAAACAGGAACTTATAAATTAGGTGATAAAGTTGTATTTACTATTAGTAAAGGTACTGGCGCAGGTAAGATTAAGTTCGGTGGATCACAATACATTTTAAGTACAGCATCAGCCGCAGTAGCTTTAGCAGCGAATAAATCTTTGATTATGACATTTAGATGGAATGGTCAAAAATGGATTGAGTGTGAACGTGTAGTACAACCGTAATATGGAAGACTTAAAGAAACGTTTAGAGGGTGATTTAGCCCATGTAGAAACTGTTTATTTTGATACTGATGGAAATTGGTATCTACATAAAGGAGTTGGAAGAAGTGCTAAAAGCCGTGATGAGATTTTAACAGGTGAAATTGTTGAAACAAAAAAGAAAAAAATTAAAGAATAACAATTTAAAGGTAAGTATAATAAAACTTACCTTTTTTTAAAACAAAATTATAATGGCATTAAATGATGTAGTATTTGTAAAAGGTCAAGGCGGATTAGGTAGACCATTGCCGGGAGAAGATTATATAAGTGGATTTATATTTTATACATCCACTTTACCTTCGGGTTTTAGTTCTAGTGATAGAATTAAAAATATTTTTAGTATTCAAGATGCTGAAAATTTAGGCATCACGGATACATATTCTGATGAAACAAAAGCAACGGGTACTTATTTATTTACAAATGCTGGAGCTACTGGCGATACTGTAGAGTTAAAAGTATTGGAATATCCAACAGCAACAAATTCAACAGGTGTTGTTTCTTTAGGGGTTTATACTCGTTTAAGTACTGATACAACCGTTACATTATTAGGTGCTAGTTATGCCTCTGCTATTAACGCAGGAACGGCAACACACGGTTATACTGCAACTGCCGCAACTGGAACTGTAACAATTACTGCTAAAGCTGGATTAGGTATTTTCTTAAACTCCGGCACACCAATTAGTGCAACAATTGCAGGAACTATTGCTGGTACAATCACTCAATTTAGTGGTGGTGCTTATTCTAAACTATCACAATGGCATTATCATATTTCTGAGTATTTTAGAATTAATCCAAACGGTAATTTATTTGTAGGTATGTATGGTGTACCATCTACTTATGATTTTAGTGATGTTCAAACAGTACAAAATTACGCTAATGGCAAAATACGTCAATTTGCAGTATTTTGTGATGGAACTACTTATACAAGTGGTAAAGTTCAAGCCGCTCAAACAATTGCAACAGCAATAGCAACGGATAAAAAACCAGCTCAAATATTAGTTACTTTTGATTATTCAGCAGCTACATTAAGCACATTAGCCGATTTAAGTACATTAAACTCTAACAACGTTTCTGTTGTTATCGGGCAAGATGGTTTAAATTTAGGTTATCAAATTTACAAAGCGACAGGTCGCTCAATTACTTGTTTAGGTGCTGTATTAGGTGCTGTTTCTTTAGCTAAGGTAAGTGAGGATATTGCATGGATAAGCAAGTTTAATTTAAGCAATGGAAACGAATTAGAAACTGTTGCTTTTGCTAATGGTGTTTTATTTAGTGCAACAACGACTGCATTATTAACAACTTTAGATAATAGCCGTTACATCTTTTTAATGAAGCAAATTGGTTACTCAGGAACTTTTGTAAATGATTCTAATTGTTGTATTTTAGAGAGTAGCGATTATGCTTATATCGAAAATAACCGTACAATTGATAAAGCGATTCGTTTATTAAGAGTAGCTTATCTACCAGCATTAGCAAGTCCATTAGTTTTAAACTCTGATGGCACTTTAACCGACACAACAGTTGCTTATTTTGAAAGTTTAGGAAATATTGCCTTAGACCAAATGATTCGTGACCAAGAATTAAGTGCAAAATCGGTTGTAATTAACCCAACTCAAAACGTATTAACTACCTCGGAAGTAATTGTGGCAGTTACATTAGTACCTGTAGGTGTGGCAAGACAAATTAAAATAAATATTAAATACTCAACATCACTATAAAATGACAGCAACAACAGCATTAATAAACGGAGTAAATTATTCGTGGGGTAACTTAGCGATTGTATTGTTTGGTAACATTGTAGTTGGTATTAAAAAAATTGATTACAACGCTAAACAAGAAAAAACAAACAATTATGGTTTCGGAAACGAGCCAGTAAGTCGTGGTTATGGTCGTAAGACTTATGAGGGTTCTATGGAGTTATATACAGATGAGTGGAAACGAATCATTGCATCTTCTCCAAATAACGACCCTTTACAAATCAATCCATCTGATATTCAAATCGTGTTTGCCGGAAGCCGTGTGTTACCAAATAAAGATGTTTTAAGAATGGTTGAGTTTTTAGAAAATCCATTTACAGCATCCGAAGGTGATACAGCTTTAATGGTTACAATTCCTTTAATTATTGGTGCAATCGATAGAAACGCATAATGGAAATTTTAGAAACAGCAAAAAAACAAGCCGAGGCAAAAGCGATTGAGTTAACTGCTCAATATGGTAAAGAAATTACACCATTTGTTTTTATTATAAACAATGAGCCGATTATTGGTTATATGCAAGAGCCTGACCGCTTAACAAAGATGAGGGCAATTGATATGTATGAGGCAAGTAGGACACAGGCGGGTGGCGTTATTTTATTAGCCGGATTGTTACAAAACGAAAGTGATAAACGTATTTTAGATGAAAAACCTGAGAATGATAGTATTTATTTAGGTGCTATTGATTTTGCAACTAAGTTTGTTAAAATAGCAAGTGAACAGCTAAAAAAAAAATAGAAGATGCGCAAAAACTTTTAGCCAACGGAGAGTTAGTAAAACGGGATGCTTTAATAAGATATTTCTTACACGAAGATACTGATAAACTAAATGAGGAGGATTGGTGTATAAGATGGGAGCAATTAAAATACTGTTTAAAAATTGATGGAAAATTCAAATAAAAGCTGTTTAAAAACGGCTTTTTTTATTTAAAAAATGGCAGAAGAAGTTAAGTTTATATTTACGATGGATGACCAGTTTAGTCAAAAGGCTAAAGTGGTAGAGGGTAATGTTAGCGGATTAGAAAACGCTTTAGGTAAAGTTGCATTAGCTTCTACGTTGGCATTTGCTGTTAATAAGGTTGTTGATTTTGGTAAGGCTGTTATTGATGCCTATGCACAACAGGAGGTTTATGAGAGTAGATTAACTACTTTATTACATGACCGCAAAATGGCTGAAATTGCCATTGCAAATATTAGAAAAGATGCTGCTAAAACTCCGTTTGACGTTGGTAGTTTAGTACAAGGAAATTCAATGTTAATTGGTGCTGGTGCAAGTGCAAAAGAAGCTCGTGATGTTGTAATGGATTTGGGTAATGCTATTGCCGCAACCGGTGGTGGAAACGATGAGTTAAGCCGAATGGTGGTTAACTTAGGGCAAATTAAATCTATTGGTAAGGCTTCTGCATTAGACGTTAAGCAGTTCATGTACGCTAACATTCCGATTTATCAGATGTTGGCAGAGAACATGAAAAAAACCAACAAGGCGTTTAAAAATATGTCTATTGACCAAATCATACCAAAGATTAAAGAGATGGATATTTCTTATAAGGACTTAACAAGTGCTTTAAAGAATGCTCGTGAAGAAGGCGGTATGTTTAATAAGGGGTTGGAAAATGCCTCAATGACTATTCAAGGCTTAAAATCAAATCTTGAGGACACCATTGAAACAATGAAATCTAATATTGGAGAGAATTTTGCCGATGTGTTTAAAGAAAGTTTAATAGGTGTTACTGAAGAACTAAATAATATAAATATTGCATTAGCCAACTTAAATAAAACTCAACGTGGGTTAAAAAAATCTGACTTAGGGTTTAATTGGATGGAAAAAACCGGGTTACAAAATACGGAGCAGTATGCAGAGTTAAATATGTACCAAAAGCGGTTAAGTGAGTATGAGGATTTTGCGCAAGGTGGTGAGAAACAATTACAAGCTGCGCGAAATAAAATTATTGATGAAAAGGAAAAGCTAAAAAAAGAGATTTTAGAGAAAAATGAGTTAGCTAAAATAAACAATAAAGAAGTTTCTATTGAGGATGTTTTAAAATTCAAACGTAAAACAGCTTTATTAGACGAATCTTTAGGTACTTTAAATTCTATCGGCAAAGCATCCAACGCTGAGAAACTTAAAAATGGTGGTGCAAATGCTATAAAACAAGACAAGGAATCAGCAAAAGTAAAACAACAACAATACACAAATATTACTATTAACATTCACGATGGGTTAGTTCATGAATTTAATGTAACAACGGCAACAATAGAGGGTGGAGCGCAAAACGCAAAATCAATAGTTTTAAAAGGTTTAATCGAGGCTGTTAATGATAGCCAACTAGTGGCAGGAATTTAACTAATTGATAATCAATAATATATGGCAAACGAAGGTAAAAATATTTTAAATCCATACATCATAAAAGGTGCTGCAGTTAGTGTTATACAAACTAAGGTTTACGAAGCTGGGATAAAGTTTGCTGATAGAAATAAGCAAACGGATTCAAAACTTTATAATTCAAAGTTAGGAACTCCAGTTTATTCAGATATTACGATTGAAGCGTTTACTTACACTAATAATAATGTTACTTTCCAAGTTCCTAAAATTCAAATTTATGATTTATTAATTGACGTTAAAAGCACCAAAACAATAATTAAAACGCCAATACAAGGGCTTAATGGAACGGTAAAGGAGTATATTAGTGATGGTGATAGTCAAGTAACATTAAAAGGACGTATTACGGGGCAAAATGGACAATATCCATTTGATGAGGTTAAGTCTTTGGATAAATTATGTGGTGCACCAGTTGCTTTTAAAATCAATAGCCGTTATCTTCAAAATTTAGACATAGATACTTTGGTAATTGATAGCATTGCTTGGGGGCAAAATGAGGGTGGATATAGCTACCAAGAATTTGAATTAACTTGTTTAACTGACTTCCCAATAGAATTAAATCTTATTAGTGAATCAAACACTACTTTATAATGTTAAGATTATTAAGTAAAATAACAATTACACAACAACCTACTGATATTTATAAAAGTAGGAATAAAGTATTTATTCTAAACTTTGTAAACGAAATTGAAATAGCTTCTGGGTGGCAAAATATGACTGATACTTGTAAGATAGTACTGCCTCGTAAAGTTTACCTAAAAGACAATAACGGCACACGAGTTAGTTGGTTTGGAAAGGTTTTTTATGGTGATGACCCTTTTGGGACTAATGTAGCACCATTGATTTTAAGGGGGGATAAAATTAAAATTGAATTAGGGTATAATTACCCAGATGCCACTCTAAACGAAGTTATTGAAACGAATGTTGTTTTTGAGGGTTACATTAATAAAATTCAAAACAAAATGCCTATCACTTTAGAATGTGAGGATAGGATGTGGCAGTTAAAACAAATTAAAGTGCCGGATAAAAGTTTTAGCAATAAAACATATACTGTTCAAAAAATGATTCAAGAGTTTATGGATGCGCAAGATTCTACTAAGGATATTAAGCTAATTACCGGTTCAAGTATCGGTCAAAAAATCGAAACCAATTTGAACGCTGAGTTTAGAACTCAGAATGACACGATTGGAAGTGTTATAAAAAGATTAAAAGAAGAAGCTAGATTATACTCATATTTTAGAAATCAAAATGAGTTAAGGTGTGCAAGTATTGTTTACTTTCCAAGTGATAGGAAAACAAGTGTGTTTAATTTCCAAAAAAACATTATTTCTGATAATTTGGAATATAAAAAGAAAGAGGATATTAAGTTAGGGGCTACTTGTATTTCTTTAAATGTTAAAGATGCAGGTACGAATAAAAACGGCACTAAAAAAACAAAAAAGGAACGATTAGAGGTTTTTGTTGGTGATAAAGATGGGGAGCTAAGAACATTACATTATGCAGATAAAAGCATTGCAGAGATGAAAGTTTTAGGAGAAAGAGAGTTGAGAAGGTTTTTTTATACAGGTTATTTTGGTAGCTTTACAACGTTTGGATTGCCTAAAGTGAAGCATGGTGATGAGGTTGTTTTAGAGGATAAGGTTTTACCTGAGCGTAATGGTTCTTACCTTGTAAAATCAGTTAAAACAACATTCGGACAGGGTGGGTATCGACAAGATATTGAATTACATTTAAAACTAAGTGTATTTAGTGATGAATATTTAAAATATGGCTTATGAGTACTGAAAGTGACGAAATAAAAAAATGTATTAAACAACTGGCAGGAACATTTGGATTAGATGTTGTTGATTTGATTGTTGCCACAGTTACTGATAATTCTATTGCTGAAACTGAATGGACTGTTACTTGTAAACCTATTAACGATAGTGCCACAACAGAGATTAAATCTGTTAAATTAAACGCTGAAAAAAATGATGGTTTTTTAATAGTCCCAGCCATTGACAGTACTGTTTTAGTCATTAGTAGTGGAATAAACGATTATTACATTTTAATGTACAGTGATGTTGAAAAAATAGTATGTGTTATTGACAACAACAATTCTTATACATTTAGTTCTTCGGGTTTTGTTTGGAATGATGGATTAAATGGTGGATTAATAAAAATTGATAATTTAAAAACACAATATGATGCTAATTTGGCGGCTATAAAATCATCAGTTAATGCGGCTTTAACCTTAATTGATACTCAATTATCTGCTTTAGGTCAACCCGGGGGTAGTAATGCTGCTTTTAACGCTGCTGCTGCTGCAATATTAAATCTTAATAAAATACCTTTAGAAAATACAAAAATTAAACATTAATGGCACAAGCACAAGACATAAGATTAGAAGATAACGACTTAGTAATTATTAATGGTGACTTTGATATTAGTTTTAGCGACCAGCAACATATTGAGGATATTATTAATGATAACGTTGGCAATTGGAAGCAATATCCAACTTGTGGCGTGGGTATAAAGCAATACCAAGCAAGTTCAGGGCAAGAGCAAATTATTGAGCGTTTAATAAAATTGCAGTTACAAAACGATGGATATAATGTTGATAATTTAAGAGTATTTTTTGCTCCTGATGGAACTTTAACAATTGACCCACAATCATATAGAGTGTAATGGAATTAGTAATTAAAGATGATATAACAATTTATGATTTAGCCTTGCAAACGGGCTATACTTTGGATTATATTTATACTTTAATCCAACAAAATACATCTTTATTAAACGTTGACACTACGCCCCCAAAACTCACAACTATTAATTATGATAATAGTTTTGTGCCTAAAACAGTCCCCCAATTAACCGTAACAACTACAAAAAACGCATCTGACATTGGCACTTTACAAAAAAAAGATGGGCAAAGTATTTATGATGTGGTATTACAGAGTTATGGTAGTATGGATTTAGTTTATAAAATGATTCAAGATAATAATCTAACAAATGTTGATGACGCTATAATAACAGGAAAGGTTTTGTCGTTTACTATAAGTGAAATCGTAGACATTGGTGTTTATAAAACATTTAAAAAATACAACACATCTGTAACAAGTATTCCTATTATCCCACCAATTCCAATAGGATATTTAATACAAATTGGGGGCGGTTATATTTTACAACAAAATGGAAAAAAAATAATACTAACGTAAAAATAAAACTATATTACCTATTTTTTTAAATTAGCACAATGGCAATAGATAGTACAATATCAGGTTTACCATACGAGGCAACTAATGTTGGTGGTAGTGAATATTTAGTTATTGACCAATCTTTACTGACAAAAAAAATAACTGTAAGAAATTTATTAAAAAAAAGAGTAGTATCTCAAAATGATTTACCAAACTTTACAATTGATGCTGATGCAACTGATTTAGCTGTTTTATTTACAAATCAAAACTTCACTATTGATGCTATATCAGGAACTTTTGATGATGGTCAACAAATTACAGTTTATATTATAAACAACACAGTATCTGATTATACAATTGCATTAGATACGAGTTTTAAACTAATGCAGTCCGCTCCAGCAACGGTACACCAAAGCAAGTTAATGATTATAGATTTTAGATATTCATCAACTGTTGGAAAATGGTTTTTATATAATTGGAAGGAACAAATATAAATAATTAAAAAAGAAAAAATGAAATCAGAAGAATTTGAACAAATATTATTAGGTGGCTCAGGCTCACAAATAGTTGAAGATACAAACGCAAGAACATCGCTAAAAGTAAAAACAATAGAAGTATTAACAGATACTGTTTTTACTCAGGTTACTGGTCTTGATTCTGCTGGTAATGCGATAGATTATGAAGGTGACACAACTAATTGGAATTGGGTTAATGTTCCTGCTGGAACTACTCTATACGCTGGTATTGGCAATTACATTGATAAAGTTCAATTAACAAGTGGTAAGGTGAAATTTAATAAAGCATAACCATGCCCGGAATAGGAATAGGAATATCACCAGCTTTAAAAAAGCGTAACGGTACCAGTTTACCAGTAATTGTACCAA